TCAAATCCATTTGGTGACGCAGGAGCATTATAATGTTAGGACAACAATTTTACCACGAAACAGTAAGAAACGTGATAGTGGCGTTTGGAACTATGTTTAACAATATCCAAATTGTTCGTAAGGACAATAGTGGAACAGTTACACAGACAATGAAGGTGCCTCTTGCATACGGCCCAAAACAAAAGTTTTTGACTCGTTTAGATCAAGACCCATCTTTGTCTGCAGCAACTGCAATCACATTACCAAGACTTGGTTTTGAGATTGGTGCATTGACATATGACTCTGCTCGTAAGTTAAATCGTGTTCAGAAGTTTAAGAAAGTCAAATCTTCTAGTTCAAATGCGAACAAACTCGACACACAGTATATGCCAGTTCCCTATAACATGGATATTACTTTATACGCAATGGCAAAAAATTCGGATGATGCTTTACAGATTGTAGAACAAATTCTACCATTTTTTCAACCAGACTACACACTGACACTTAATGATATGGCAGATATGGGTATCAAACGAGATGTTCCTATTATTCTAAATGATGTAGGATATGAAGATAATTATCAAGGTGACTTTGAAAGTCGCAGAGCGATTATTTACACACTTGCGTTTACTACTAAGTTCTATCTCTATGGGCCGGTTACATCTACTAGTGTTATTAAAACTGTACAGGTTGACCAATATACTGATTTACCAGCGGTTACTCCAACAAGAGAACAGAGGTATACCGTTACACCTAATCCAAATAGTTCTGATGCAGATGATGATTTTGGTTTTAGTGAAACAGCTTCATTCTTCCAAGATGCAAAGAACTATGATTCAGAAAGTGGTACAGACGTTAGGAAAGGTTGATTATGAAAGAGTCGATGGATTCCATAGATAAGGCTCTAGGTATTTTTGAACTAGACCCTGTGGAAAAAGCAATCAAGGAACATAGTATCTCTATTCCCAAACCTACACGGTTGTCGCGTCCTGTGGACACTGAGGGGGATACAGACAGTGATTATCAGTACCAAAGAGAAAACCTTTATAATCTGATTGAGCGTGGACAAGATGCAATTGACGGTATTCTGGAACTTGCAAAAGAAGGTGAACACCCACGAGCATATGAAGTTGCACTTAATGGTATAAAACAGGTTGCAGATGTTACAGATAAACTCATTGACCTACAAGATAAAATGAAAAAATTAAAAGAAGTGCCTGGCAGTAATGCACCAAAGAATGTAACTAATGCGTTGTTTGTTGGTTCTACAGCAGAACTACAAAAAATGTTAAAAGGTAAATCTGATGAGTGAAACCTATCTAGGTAATCCTAATCTTAAAAAAGCAAATGTACAACAAGAGTGGACTAAAAAAGAACTTATAGAATATCAGAGGTGTATGGAAGACCCTCTGTATTTTATACAGAATTATGTAAAAATTGTTTCTCTGGATGAAGGCCTTGTGCCATTTAAGATGTACGACTTTCAAAAAGAAATGGTCGGTACATTTCATAACAATCGTTTTACTATTTGTAAGTTGCCTAGACAGACAGGTAAATCTACAACAATGGTGTCGTATCTGTTACATTATGCGTTATTTAATCCTAGTGTTAACATTGCAATCCTTGCAAACAAAGCTGCAACTGCAAGAGACTTGTTAGGAAGATTGCAACTTGCATACGAACATTTACCACAGTGGTTACAACAAGGAGTAATGTCTTGGAACAAAGGTTCTCTTGAATTAGAAAACGGTTCTAAGATACTTGCATCATCTACTTCTGCATCTGCTGTTCGTGGTGGTTCTTATAACATCATTTTCCTAGATGAGTTTGCGTTTGTTCCATCTAATGTTGCAGAGTCGTTCTTTAGTTCAGTTTATCCTACAATTACTTCTGGTAAAACAACAAAGGTTATGATTGTTTCTACACCACATGGTATGAATATGTTCTATAAGTTATGGACAGACGCAGAAGAAGGACGAAATGATTACATTCCAATAGAAGTACATTGGAGCGAAGTACCAGGCCGTGATGAGGCATGGAAAAAAGAAACTATTAAAAACACAAGTGAACAACAGTTTAATACAGAATTTGAGTGTGAGTTTCTTGGTTCTATTGATACTCTTATCTCACCATCTAAATTACGAACACTTGCGTATAAGACACCTGTGCAATCTAACGCTGGACTTGATGTATATGTAACACCTAAACCAGAACACACATATCTACTGACTGCTGATGTATCTAGGGGTGTATCTAATGACTACTCCGCATTTGTAGTGTTTGATGTTACAGAAGTTCCTTATCGAATGGTTGCAAAGTTTAGAGACAATGAAATTAAACCACTACTGTTTCCACAAAAAATACATCAAGTCGCAACTGCATATAATACTGCATTTGTTTTAATTGAGGTAAATGATATTGGAGAACAAGTTGCAAACGCAATGCAGTTTGATATGGAGTATGATAATCTTATCATGGCATCTATGCGTGGTCGTGCTGGTCAAGTTCTTGGTGGTGGTTTTTCTGGTGGTAGAGCTCAGTTAGGTGTGCGAACTACCAAGGCAGTTAAGAAGATTGGTTGTTCTAATCTAAAACAATTACTAGAGGATGATAAACTTCTCGTAGAAGATTTTGATACAATCAACGAACTATCTACATTTATTGTAAAGGGTTCATCACATGAGGCAGATGATGGATGTCACGATGATATGGTTGCGTGTTTGTTTATCTTTGCATGGGTGACAGACCAGACATACTTTAAAGAACTTACTAATAATGATATCAGAGAAAGAATGTATGCAGAAAACCAAGATCAACTAGAACAAGACATGGCCCCATTTGGTTTTGTTATTAATGGTCTAGAGGATGATAATATTGGAACTGCTNTTGATGAGTATGGTACAAGNTGGAGTCCNATNGTNAGANNNTATGATTCNGATTGGTAATGCGAAGAGGNAATAAGGAGAGAATAGATTGGGTTGACATAGAATCTCCATGTGTCAAAATATGTAAACTTATAGATAATGTATGTGTTGGTTGTTTAAGAACCAGTGAAGAAATAACTCAATGGGCTTCGATGACCCATGAAGAAAGAAGTGTAATAATTAAAGAAATTCAATCAAATCGTTGTCCAACTTAATCCAACAGTTAGAACATACCACTTTACAATTATTCATTAGTTTGTGAACTTCTTTTCTACTTTCGTCATTAACACCTACACGTTTTGCCTGTTTACGAATTTCTGCATCATGTGGATATAGTTTAAGACATACAGTTTCACTCTCACCACAATGAATACAAGATTCATCTCCAAGGTGATTGTTTAACCATGCAACACGTTTTTGGTAGTTCCTACGAGCCACCTTTTTGATAGTGTCTTTGTATTTTTCATAATGTTCGTTTGTCATACTATTATTTATAAGTTTTGAGTCATATAAAACAGAGTTTTTAGAAACTTCATTTTTATAAATATAAGGAAATAAAGAGAGTACTCTAAAATTAAGGAGCAAAAATCATGTCATTTTTAGTTTCGCCTGGCGTTCATGTCAGAGAAGTAGATTTAACAAATGTCGTGCCCGCAGTTGCAACATCAATTGGTGCAATCGCTGGTGCGTTTCAAAAAGGCCCAGTATCTTCTGTAACAACAATTGGTTCAGAAGAGCAACTGGTACAAATATTCGGTAAACCAAATTCAAGTAACTTTGAAACATTTTTTACCGCTGCAAACTTTTTACAGTATGCAGATAATTTAAAAGTGGTAAGAGCTGCTTCTGGTATTTTAAACGCTGGTGCAAACTCTGGTATCCTCATTCGTGACGATGACCATTACCAAGCATCTTTTGATGGTGGTGAAGGTTCTCATGGAGAGTGGGCTGCAAGAACTGCTGGAACTTGGGGTAACTCAATCGGTGTTCAGATTTGTCCAAGTGCAACTGCATACGAACAAGTTTTAGGTGGAAGTCTTCTAACAGTTGGTGAAGATGCTGTTGGTGCAACCACAATTAAAGTCGATGACGTAGACGCAGCTGGTTCAGCATTTAATGTTGGTGACCTGATTTCATTCTTCTCAGATTCTGCTGGTGCAACACCAGTTGATGAATTTAATGAGTATGAAGTAACTGCAATCGACACATCTGATAACGATTTAACAATAAGATTAAAAGATGATCCAAATGGTGCTGGACTACAGAATGTTATTCCAGACAACTCATACATCAAAAGACGTTGGGCATTTTATGACTTGTTTGATGGTGCGCCAGGCACATCTGATTGGGCAACTGCAAACAGTCGTGGTTCTGGTGATGAACTTCATGTTGTTGTTTATGACACAACTGGTGATATCACAGGATTTGACAATGACGTTGCTGGACAAAGAACTTCTTCAGTAATTGAAAGATTTGCAAATATGTCAAAGAACCCTAATGCAAAAACTGCACAAGGTTCTAACAACTATTATTCAGATGTTATCTTTGCTCAATCACAGTTTATTTACTGGACAGATCACATTTCTGCTGGTTCTAATTGGGGTACAGACACAACAACTGCATATACTTCAGTTGTTCCAGTAACAATTGATAATCTAACTGGTGGAACAGATGACTATGCAACAACTAATGGTGAGATTGCACTTGCATATGACAAGTTTGCAGACACAGAATCATTAGATATTAATCTAGTGTTAGGTGGTTCTTCAAGTATTGTTGCTGATACAGCTGCAAACATGGACACTCATGTAACAATGATTACTGCACTCTGCGAAACTCGTAGAGATTGTGTAGGATTTGTTTCTCCATATCGTGCTGCAACAGTTGGAGTATCACTTTCATCTACTGCAAACGCAAACGTGATTGCTGGATTTGATTTGTGTCCTTCTTCATCTTACATGGTGTTCGATAGTGGTTACAAGTATATGTACGATAAGTACAGTGATGTATATCGCATGGTGCCTTTGAATGGTGATACTGCTGGTCTTTGTGCTTTCACTGACCAAGTTGCAGATTCGTTCTTCTCCCCTGCTGGTTTCAACAGAGGAAATGTTCGTGGTGCAGTAAAACTTTCACACAACCCAAATCAACAAGAACGTGATGATTTGTATCGTGCAAGAGTAAATCCTGTTGTCAACTTCCCAGGCCAAGGTGTGGTTCTGTTTGGTGATAAGACTGCTCTTACAAAACCAAGTGCATTTGACCGTATCAATGTAAGACGTTTGTTCTTGCTTCTTGAAAAGGCAATTGCAACTGCTGCTAAGTTCCAACTCTTTGAGTTCAATGATGAGTTCACAAGAGCACAATTTAGAAACTTGGTAGAACCATTCTTGAGAGATATCCAAGGTCGTAGAGGTATTTCAGACTTTAGTGTTAAAGCAGACGGTACGAATAATACTGGTGAAGTCATTGATCGTAATGAGTTTGTTGCTGACATCTTTGTTAAACCTGCTAGGTCTATCAACTTCATTTCACTTAACTTTATCGCTGTTCGCTCAGGGGTATCATTTACTGAGGTAGGAGGCTAATCATGGGAAACATAGATGACTTTAAAGCAAATCTAATTGGGGGTGGTGCAAGAGCCAACCAATTTAGGGTTACATTGACACCCCCATCAGGGATTGCGATTGGACTTGATGTTCGTAGAACTTCATTCCTTGTAACTGCTGCTCAACTACCAGCATCTAACTTAACTGAAATTCCAGTTCCGTTTAGAGGTAGAAACATTTATATCACTGGTGACCGTCCAGCTCCTGAGACTTGGGATGTTACTGTATATAATGATACAGACTTTATGATACGAAATGCAATGGAATTGTGGCAGAATGG